ATAGTCGTTACATAACCATCTTTAGCAGTAGATGCATCTACACATAATGTTATATGATCACCCTGAACACTTCGTTTTGATGTATACACTACGACAATATCACCTGCTTCTATAGTCTCAATAGAAACTTTTCGAGATGTTTTAGCCCAATTTGAATACATCCTGTAACAGCTTGGGAAGATCTTCTTTTTAGTCTGCATATTTACATTAGTATAACAAAATGCAGCAAAAGCACCACACCACGCAAATTGGCCATTTTTAGTATATGGCTCAACCCAACTCCAACCAATGCCCTGAGTAGATTTAATATACGTATCTATTCTAGAGCAAGGGTCTATCACTACAGAGTCAAGCTCTGTCTTAGCTCTGGCAATAGCATTGCGAGCATGCTCTGAAACGTGAGGAGTTAAATGATTATGGCCCTCATTTACTGTAACATTCATGTCTAAATGAGCTTGACCCAGAGCACGCTTAGTGCGTCTAATGTCACCCTCAAGGCTCTCAGCCCTTAGCTCAAGAGCTTGAATCTGCTTTTCTAATTCTGCTTTAGTCGGCATTTAGTTATATTCCTTTGCATCATCTGTAGAGTTAAGTAAGTCTGAGCTTGATGCTAAATAAGCATCAGATTTATGAGTATCACTTGCATTAGCATAGGTCGTAGGCTCGAGTGTACCACCTGCCACTGATATAGTGTGAGCACTTGTAAAAGTGATAGTATTGCTTGTTATATCGCTAATAGTCAGGCCAGTTATAGCAGTGTCCTGTGCACCCTTTGGCACATAGTCTACTACATCACCCACTGCAAAAAAGCTCACATCTGCTATAGAGCTTGAGCTAAAATCATTAGCATTAACAGTAACTGTAGTATTAGTAGGCATTGTGACTACTGTAGCTGAGCTATTCCAAGCCACTGCAGTTAAGCCAGTCGTAATAAGTTCAAGCTCACAGCCCTCACTCATTAGCTCTTGTCTAATAGATCGCACCATTGCAATGCCATCAGTAACCCCATAATTATCAGAATAGTCTCTGAGGTGAGGTGATGAGCATTTTACATATGCACCTAAGTCTAATAGTGAGCTTTGACCTGTGCCTATCGAGCCTCGCCAAAGTCTCAAAGGGTTAGATAATAAATTAAAGATGCGTGCTGAAGTGGGCAAAAACTCTGCATATACATTGCCTGCCCCTCTGCCAAATTGATCAGAGCTTATGCCTGCCAGTTCTAAAGTGATCTGTGAGCGCTCGCCACCATATCGAGAAATGGCCTCTTGATTATTAAAGAAGACCTCTGATTTATATTTATCCTCTTGTACATCATAGTCATACATATATTTAATCTGTGTAACTACATCTTCATAATTATCCCAGGTGGGTGCAGGCTCTGTAAGCCAATCACCTGCCTCTATTTCTAGTGATACATCTGCAGATCGCTCAGCACCTATGGGCACTAATGCTATTTGACTAGCGCCTGTGGCTGATCTTTTCATGATCATCACAGCACCAATAAGCTTAAGTAGGCTATTGATAATCTCTCTTACATTAGCACCCACGCCTGAGAATTGACCTGATACAGTAAATGGGCTAGCAGCATCTAATGATAAAAAACTATCTTCATCTATATGATTTAGATCTAGATTACAGCCCACATTAAACACATCATAAGTGCTATTGACTGTGCCCCCGCCCCCACTGCTTAAGAGCTGTAAAAGGGCTGTACCTATACGCTCATTTTGAAACCTGCCACCTCTTGTAATCAGTGCTCTCTCACCTGTGGCCCAATCGCCAAAGCTTACACAATCTCTCAAGAATGATCTGTTGATGTGTATATAGTAGCCTACATTTACACCGTTGAAAGTAGCTACACTCTCATGACTAGCCTTAAATGTTTGCTCTCTAATGCCCTCTGATTCTCTGTGATAATAACTGACTACTATATCAAATAGCTCACCTGTGGCTGTCGTAGGCAAGCCTAAGCTACCCTCTGTTAGGATTCTATCTTCATCTATTTGATAGTAAGCTAAAGCTACATCTTTTAGCTGATGTGTTTTAGTAGTCTGTGTGCCATCAACTTTAATAGTAACATAATAGCCAGACTCTCTATTTGCTGTGCCTCTGTAATCTTCAAAAGGGGCTTGATCTTCTTTAGATAAATCTATGGGGTACCACACTCTATTTTGTGAAGATGCTGCTAAGCTCGACTGATTACCATCAAAAGCCCTAGCAAAGGGCCAAGGCTCATTATTATCTTTAAAAGCTTCTAGATTAGTCCATAGGTACAGATTACAAGGCACCCCACTCTGGCTTAGCTTGCTAGCTATAACTTGATTATCTTCTGTGAGTCGCCAACTTATCAAGCCACCTGATGTGCCTGCTGTAGATGATGGCCCATCAGACTCTAGTGTATCATTAATTATAGATGGCCACTCTTTAAGCCCAGTAATCACATGTTGCTTGAGCTCTACATTAGCATGCACACTAATATAATAGCTTAAGGCTAGCTGAGTAGCATTAGCTGAGTTAGCAAATGAGTTAAGAGCTATACTATAAACAGCCCGCCCATCTGAGTTAGTCGTGCTAGTAATTGCAGTAGGAAAACACGCAGGCCCATTGCCCTGATTGATTTGGATAAATGGGTAGCGTGGATGGGGCCTTGGTAAAATCCACTCATCATTACTATCTAAGCCAGTAGGTAGAGATACATCATAATCTAGCTCTAATGTAGTGCTCTCCTCAAAAACAGTTATAGTAGATGCTGTTACTGTAGAACTATGATCTAGATCATATCTATTGAACCCATAGGGCTCTGCATTAATCTGCATGCCATATTCTAATAAGTTGCCCCTATTGCCAAAGTGATGAAAATTATGCAGTAGCTTAGTTTGATTAAGTCCTTTATCAGTTACTACTGTGTCTATAAGTGCGACCATAGGCACAATAGATAAGCTAATGCTATCACCTTGTTCTATGATGGGTGTGCTTTCTATAAAACCATTACACACCTCAAGCCACGCACTTAATGAGCCATCTGAGTACTGATGAGCACAGTGTAATTTAGCCCGCCTGCCACGAAATGTAGTAATCTCAGTGTTGACCTCTGGCACAGACACGCCCTCTAAATCTATAGAGTGATTTTGCTGAGGTGTATTAGCAGAGCCCCTACCACCTGTTACAGTGAGTGTAGTACTTGTTGCACTATTAACTCTAATTGACTCAGCTCCAAGGTGTAATAATCGAGGGTAACTAAGCCCAGTTAGATCTGTATTAATAGATACTGTTGCTTCACCTCGTTTTACACTAGCTGTAAGCCTTGCTCTAGTGCCTGCAGACCTTGCGCCACATCTGCCAAATACTACACCTGCATCAGATGCCCCGCCCCTCTTATTAATGCTAAGGGTGACATTAATAGGCTCATACTCACCTATGCCCCCTGATGGGTCTATGGATGCACCAAAGGCGCTTACTGCTGTGATGCCCTCTATATCTACATAATTAATGCCTGTAGCTATCAGTGTGTTAAGCCCTGTGCACCCTGCCCCACTATGATAACGATAAATGAGCCCACCAATCTCTAAAGCGAAAACTCTACGCCCTTGATCAGATGTAAAACTCATGGTGTTACCTCAAGCTCATATAAGTCATAAATGTGTACTGCAGTTAATGATACACTAGAAATAGTGATTTTTATATTTAATAAATCACCTCTATTAGCAGTCGGTACATATAAAGGTCGAGGGCTATCTGGGCTAGTGTTAGATGGGGCGCTTATCTTTCGGGTGCCGCTAAACGCCCATGAGTCAGGTGGTAGGGCATCACCAAATGGCACATTTACAGACTCTAAATGATTGGGTGCACTCCATTTTATCCCATGATCTAACACTGTGCCACTGTAACTATTTGAACCTGTAGCCCTTAGCTCTGCTATGATGCTTGGTGTACTTGCTAAATAGTCAGATCCGTACACTAGTATAATAGCAAGTCTCTCACTTAATGCAGTACTCTGATATAGAAAGTGATAATCTTGCCCTGCATAACCTTTAAGTACTCTTGTAGCTGTGTGCAATCTAGCCCCGTACTGCTCAGAGCCCCACTCTGTAGAGTAGGTGCTATGGCTTACTTGATAATGTGCCTCACCTAAAAACTTGCAGTGAGATAACTGAGCAAGTGCAGAGGCCATCTGGGAAACATTGCCCCCCATCACTAACTGCCCATTATGACAGCCTGCTTCATTGGGTAGCTTTCTAAATGCTGATGGTATGAGCATAGTTTACACTCCTATAATGCAGAGGCCAGAGATGTGAGGGTTTGCTGATGGGGGCTTAAGTGTAGAGCTTACAGTATTGATCTGTGCTCTTGTATCATCTACGCCTGCTCGATACATGCTAAGGCCAAACTGATCTGACCTTGGTACCTCATCTACTGTAAACTCTATATCATGATACTGCCAATTTGATGAGTTAAGAGTAAGTGTATTACCCATCACATCTAGAAATAAATCACCTGAACTATAGTTTCTTAACTTAGTCCACACTCTAAGATATAAATTAGAATCCTCAGAAGTGCCTGCAAATAAAGCGACCTCGCTATAAAAAGAGCTTAGATCACCACGCCCTATGGCTTTTGGGCCTGCGCCCCTTGCAGAGATAGGTGAGCTTGATGAGGTATTATGCACACCCGACCAATTAAACAAAACCCTAGGCCTCCGCCTCAGCGTATTAATGTTATTAAGCATCTCTACACCCCATCGGCTTGATAAGGGTTTATCTGTGCCCTGTCTTGTTTGGCCTTGAGGTGTAAATATATCATCATGTTGACCTAGGTTACCTGTAGTTAATGGTGATGTTAACGCCTGCCAATTTGCTTGAATCCCTAATAAAACCACCTCTTGACCTGTGGGGGCTTTAAGACTTAATGCTAAAACAGCTTCATCTTCATTATGAGCCCCTGTAGCTGTAATAGTGCCTGTGTTAAATGAAGCATTATATCTGCCCTGATCAGTTATAGGTATTTCAATAGTGTATTTAGTAGAGCCTATATTTAAATCTAGTTGTGCTGTAGCATTTGCTGCAGTTGGACAAAAGGCCTGCAGATTAACTACTAAGTTATTATGCTCATTACTTACTCTGGGTATGATCCATTCAGCCATGTCTACAAAAATATTACTATTAGTACAAAAGCAGTTATCATCATACATCTGTGAGATGACATTATAAGCGCCACCTGTAGCAAAACAATAATTTGCTAAATCACTAAGTCTAGCTATCTCTGTTGTACGTATTGTCTGAGATGCTGTAACCCTGCCTGGGTCTACTAAAGTTGGGTCTGATGTAAAGCTATTACTCATAAGTGCTCTATCTCCAAATTGACAGGAACTCTGCGCTTTAATCTTGATGGATAAGATAGATCAAATTGAGCAGTTATTAAAGTGCCTCTAATTCTGCCTAGCTCTCCATTATCTTCTGATGTGTATAGCTCATTATATGCAGGCTGTTCTGCATTAACATTAGCTGTAATTAATGAACGTCTACTATCACCCCATGCCTGATAAAAGTTGATTCTCTCACCCTCTGAGCATTGGGCTAAAAACTTATCTGTAAAGTGTCTATAGTCATCTTGACTATCTAGTAAAGCATCAAGATCAAATCTTAAAACAGATGTTATATAAGTGCCTATATAATTGCTCACATATCCCCCACCTATTTTGCGCCTACTCTGGCTTACATTCTCTGCTCTCAAATGGTGACCTTGGTAAGGTCTGCTAGGTAGTAGTAGACTGTGTGGTTTATATGTAGCTGTGAGCCTTTTTATCGTGCCATCTACTACAGGTGACTCATCACCCCTAAACCCTAATGCATCTCTAATAGCTGTATTATTCCAAGTGATATCACCCAGTGATGATCTATAATAACACTGAGTAAAACCATCATCATTAATCAGCCATGTTATATCTGTAGCTGTGCCTGTGGCTGTATTATCTAAAGCCTGCAGAGAAGTAAGACCAAAGCTATCTACATCAGATGTGCTCGAGCTCCTTAGCCACACACTCACATCTTGCACATCACTTGTTACTGCAGGTGTATTAAATGTGCTAGATCCCCCCCCTACTTCATCTATTCTATAAGTGAGATTATCTAGAATCACTACACCTCTTAGCCAGTCATTAGGTGCTGTGGCTATATAGTTACTTCCTACTTGTACTGAGTTAACAGTAGATGAGCCAAAGCCCAGAGCATCTGTAGTGCCTGTGTGTGTTACAGTAAACTCAGCACTTGCACTTATTTGTACTTTATCAGATGAGTTAATAGATACAGCCCATCCTGTGCCAAAGGTCTTAGCGTTATCAGTATTAGATGTGGCATTAACAGTAGCTGAGCTAATCCGACCATTTAGAAAAAAGATCACGTCTTCAAATACACCACTGTCTGATGCATATGTAGGCAAGTTCACAGGATTACTATTTCGAGTAAATACAGTCTGTGCACTCTGGCCTCTCATATCAAATGAGGCTAAGAGAGCAAAGTTAGGAGCAGGGTTGTTTAAGGGCATCTTTAAAATCTCCTAGGTGCACCACGCCTGCGAGTGTTTTGCAGTGTAGTTAATCTATCAGCTAAAGCAATCTCAGCACTCTTCTTAGTATCATATATTACAGCACCACCAAAGTTAACATTAAACACCATCGATGTCTGCTCTGCTTGTTCTCTCTGTGGAGTAGGTGCTGTAGTAGGTGCACCTGATGGACTAGCACCACCGCCCCCGCCTGCACTTGCACTGCCTCCCCCGCCTAAGGACTTGCCTGCTATACCTGCAGCAGTAGCCGCACCTGCAAACAAACCCGCCGACGCAAAGTGATTCCCTGCTAACTGAGGTGCAGTAAATAAAGCTGCTGTACCTTTAGCTAATTGCATTAGTGACTCGACAGAGGCTTGCTTGCCCAATGCTATGAGTATTGCACCAACACTTTTACTAAATGAATCACCCATGAGAGCTGATGAATAAACAGCTTCTGCAACACCTGCACCAAACTGCTCAGTAACTTCACCCACTTGATTTATCAATGCTTGAGTGCTTTGATCATTTATTCTCTGGCGCTCTAATGTCTCACGCCTATAAATTTCGTTTATCTGTTTTTGTGAGTCCTCTGCTAAAGCTCTTTCTTTATCATAGCGAATCTTTAAAAGGTCTAGCTCTCTCTCAGTCTCAAAACTCATTTGCTCAAAAGTAGATAAGCTTGGTATTTGACTCATGAGAGTTTGCTTTTGAGTCTGCATCTGTAGATCAAACTCTAGGCTATCAAGTGCCATCATCTGAGCTTGTTTAGCTCTCTCAGCATCTTTAATAGCTTGCTCATCTTTCTGAGCTTCTCGCTTAGCTTGTGCATCTTTTTCTAATTTAGTTACAGCTAACTCAAATCTTTTATTAGCTATTAAAATTTTAGTGGCGCTTCTTCCTGCTAAAGCAATTTCATCGTTATAGCGTTCTGTAATAAGACTCAGAGCACTTGCACCGTTTTGCTCCATCTCTTGAAGCTCTAACTGTCTAAGCACTTTTAGATCTGCTTGCTTTTGTCGTTCTATTGCTAGCTCTTTGATGCGTCTTGTATCTACTCGCTTGATAGCTCGATTAGATGATTTCTGAGCCTCAGCCTCAGTTCGCTCTATTCTAACCCGCTTTAGCTTCTCTAAATCACCTTGCTTATTAAACTTTGCTATCTCTTTTTTTAGAGCCTGCTCCATTTGATCAAGCTTTTTAGCATCCTCTTCATTTTCTTTAGCTCTAAGTAGAGTAGACTCCTTAAGGGCTCCTATCTCTATCTGCCTAACTTTTAAAGCTGTGCCTGTAGTGTTTATCTCAGCTTCTCTTAATTTCAGAGTATTTAGTAAAGCTATATTCTCTCTGACTCTAGCTAGAGTAGCTTTTGCAGATGCTTCACCTAAAGCCTCCTCCTCTTTTGCTGCTGCCCCAATTTTAGGTAAACTGTCAGCATGGGCCTTGGCTACTTTATTGATTGCTTTATCATAGACTGCAGTAGCTTCATTTAAATCTTGCTGTGCTAGTTTTAAAACATGCACACCTTTAGCCTCTGCTCTTAGTATTAATGAAAAGCTCTCTTTACCTTTTCTAGCTTGTTCTAAGTTTTCCTCTGCCTCCTGTAGGGCTGTAAACTCATCTTTAAGCTTTTCAACTTTAACTTGAAGAGCTTCTTTAGCTAACTGGGCTTGAACATTAGTTCTAATAAACTTATCAAGGGCATCAGTCGTAGGAATTACGCCATTCTCTGCTAGGCTTTCTAACTTGCTTTCTAAGTCACCTGCTGCGGCTGCCATAGCTTCAGTTTGCTTCTCTGCCTCCTCAGCAGCACCACTTATATTTAGATATACTTCATAAAGCCCATATAGCGCCCCTGCCACTGCACCGACTGCAGGCACTAAGGCTAAGAAGCTCATCTTATTACCCTTGCCCACCGTCTGAGCTACTTGACCAAACTCTTTAACAGAGCCTACCAACTCTTCTACACCGCCTGTGATCTCTGTAAGCCCCTCACCCAGTTTGCTGTTTTCATCAACAAATCTATCTGCCATCTTACCTGCAGTCTCACCAATGCCACTAAGGCCCCTGCTTGCTTCCTCAGCACCTGTTAGAACTACATCTATCTCTACTTGATTAGCCATTCTGTTTAGCCTCTCTCATCGCCCGCTCATGGGCTCTGTGCTCTGCATCATTTGCATTATAGTGCAATACCTCTAAAGCTTCAATAACTGCACATGTTGGGTTAGGGTAACTCTCTCTTAATGATAACAGCCCACTTTTATTACGCTGATAAGCTTGGATAACTGAGGCAAGTTGATTAGATGAGGCTACAGGGCAAGACCTTATTTTAAGGTCTGCATAGTCCTCTCCACAATCTGGCGCTACTCGATAACCCATAACATATAAGCCCATCTCATCAGATTGAGATTGAGGTAGACCTTGTTTAAATGGGCCACCGCAGTTACCACGCTTAGACCTGAGAGCTGTACTTGCTTTGCATTGCGAGCAATCCCATGCTCTGCCCCTGCTATGGTTTAGCCATATTGCAGAGGCAAGTGCTATTTTCCCTCATCACCTAACAAACTTATCCTTTGGATATGGATAACAAGTTCACTAATAGTAGATGACCTAGCATCATCAGGCCTTATTAATTGCACCTGATCAATAGATGCAGGCTCACTATCTATATGAGTGAGAGAGGCTCTTACCATCTCGATATATACTCTACTGATATATGCTTGATAATCAGCCATAGCCTCACGCTCATCTACACTGAGAGCATGATGCCACTTAGCCCGCTCGAGTCTTTCTGATGGCGCCTCTACCCAGAGTAGTCTGCCAAGCTCAGAACGTGAGAAAGCCCCCGCCCTTTGCTCTGCATCTTCTCTGTCTGATGGGCTGAGTGCTTTGAGTGTAAAGATAGTGGCTTGATTCCCTACTGTTAAATGCTCTTGGTTAGCATCACTTAGATATAAAGCCCTTTGCTCTTCTGTGCATGTAACTGCATCATCACAGGTAACTACTACATCTATATTATGATGTGCATTAGTAAGAAATCTCAAAGCCATCTTATACACCTAATCCTAATCTAAAGGGCGAGCATCCTGCATTACTCTCATAAATACCTGCGCTCTCTCCTGAGTAATCACCTGCATAGCGTGATTGCTGATAAGTCAGAGTCTGTCTAACTATATCATTGCCACTCACATCATAAACGCCAGGCTCTACAGTTAGCATGCCTGCAGGCAACATAATAGCACAGCCTAGGCCATTGCCTACAGGGCCTGTGCCTATAAGCACCTGCCGAACTACTCTATTTAAACGATCATTTACAATAGTAGTATTAACAGTGCTTAGATTTAAAGTAAGCTCTACATTTACATCTGAAATTTCCATGCCACTCATAGCTAAAATACTATTGCTATGGCCTAATGGTGTTAGCGTATTAGTTACAGTAAGAGAGAAGTCCTCAGCATCTAGAGCTATACGCCCTTGAGCCTCTGGGGCTGTGCCATTGGTAAGGCTAGCAGGTGAGCCATTGCTAATAACAGCATAAGCACCTCTAAAGAATGGGGCTTGACCTCCATTATATACAGGCTCGATTGGGCCTACTGCATTAGCATGATCATCGACAATGTAAGCAGATTGATAAGTAAACTCACCCATCAAGCGCCCATTATCGAGAGTGATAGAGAGGCTCTCAAGTACACAGCCAAAAGCAAAGCTTCTAAAGTTTACGCCATCGATTCTAAATGCTACTGATCTAGCAAAGGTGCCTGTAGCTGTTCGGCTTGGTACATACCAAGTTTGCAGGCCTCTTACTGTAGTAAATGAAGTAGAGCTTAAAGCAGGGCTCATCTTAATTACATCAGTGTTACCACCGAAATCATGATCTGTTATAGCACTGTATTCTGCACGCCCTGCAATAGTGGTGCTAAGTAGAACTCCAATATCAGCTTCATTAAATGCTGCTGATGGGGTAAATGTATTTACATCTGTAACAGAGCTTACTGCATCACCCTTAGCATTAGCAGAGGGTACTTGAGTTAGAAAGCCCGCCCCTAATAAATGGCCTAAGTAGTTTGCTGAGTAGTCTGAAGGTGCACTGCCAATAGTGGTAAGATCAACTCTCACTACTACTTGACCTGTACGCCTATGCACTCGATTGCCAGCGCTATTAAATACAGTGTCAGTCTCAGAGGGCACAAAGTACGGCCCATCTTTAGCATCATTGCGCTCACTGATTACAGGCTCACCACTGATAACGATAGGATCCCGCTCACAGGGAACTGAGATAAAGTTTAGTGATGATGCATTGGGTATACCATCAGTGCCCAATGAACCAAAATCACTTGAGCCCTCAAGGGCTACGCTTAAGCTTCTTACTGTAGATGCCATGGTTATGCCTCCAAATATAATAAATCAAAAGCTAGAGATAGCATAAAAGCTAATGCGTCACCCTGTGTATCTAGCACAGGCTCTAGCAATGGGGTTAGGGGTATTATAGAAACAATACCTGTATTAATAGTGTCATAATTAGGGCCCTTGAGGGTATCAATTAAAAAAGCTGTATCTTCATTAATCAGCCTCATTAAGTAGCCCTTATCAGTAGGTAGGTCATATCTAACTCTAAGGTTTACTCTGCTCCGCTTGCGCCCGCTTATGCCTGCCTGGCCATCATCCTGAGCTAGCCCATCAAGTTCTAACTCAAAATACCTATTTGAGTGTGGTCTATTTTCTAATGAAGCTGTGAGCCCATCACCTCTATTAACAGCCACAAAGCCATGATGTACATCAGATTTAGGAGTAATGCCCTCTATAAAGTTCTCTATATAATCGAGGGCTGAGAATATGCCTTGAGTCATTTAGCTACTCCTAACTTTTTTCTAACCTCGATACCTACAGCCTCACTTAATATATCTACATCTTTTTCAGTGAGGCCTAAAAACTCTCTCTTCTCATTAACATGATAGCCGTAGCTCTGCACATGTTTAGTAAGCCCAATAGTAAAGCCTGTGGCTGTGGCCTCTTTAATAACTAGATTATTCATGAGTTGACCACTTAGCACTAGATCTACTTGAGCTGAGTCATTATTGCCCTTGCGCCCTCTGCCTCTGCTATCTTCTTTATATTGCTCATAGCCCCCTGCATAATAAACACTCTGGCCTGTTCTAGATGGCCTACCACCTTTAGGTGATAGCCTTGCACCTTTTTTAGCTACATAGATAGGCTCTTGAGAGTAATCATCAAACTTAACACCATTAGCATCTATGCCTTCTGATGTTCTTAGCTTGATAGTCGCTAGCGTGTTACTTGCTAGCCTCATGCTATCTTGTGCAGTCCATAAAGTGCGAGGTACTTTTATATTGATCTTAGTAGGCATGATTAATGTCTCATACCTCTGGCAGGTGTGAATGTTAGATCATTATCTTTTTTAGTGTAGTTACTCCAAGAGGCTCTAAAGTCAGTAGCTGAGCCACCTGATTTACTTAGGTTCTCTTCACCATCATCTATTACACCATCACCATCTATATCTAATGCCACGCTATCTAATGCAGAGGCCATTAAGTCAGCACATCTAGCTCTAAATGCCTCTGCTAAATCAAGCTGTGCATTTTGCTCATAAATCATAGCTGCAGTACAGTAAGCATGGGCAAGCTTAAAGCTCTCAGCATTGAAGACTTCATCTTCTGTTAAATTGTCTGCAGAGAGATGTGATCTAACATTCATAGATAACTCATCAAGTGCAGAGTTAATCTGAGGCGTAAAGTCAGATTGTCGTCTAGGTATCATGCCTGCAAGCTGTGCAAAAGTTCGAAGTAATGAAGCATGATCAAGCCCAGTGTCAAATGGTCTTAGAGCTACTTTGATCATACCCTTTTCAGTTAGCTCTTGATTCTGAGAGCCTAGATCTGCTGTATAAACTACTGAGTAACTGTAGTAGCCATCTTTACTGCTAAGATTAGCACTTGTGATGTTATGATAATACATAGGCACATGTAGAGTAGCATTAGTGCTTAAGTCAATCTCTCGAGGCAATGACTCAGCTAATATAGCTGTAGTGCCTACTATTCTAGATAGTGTTACACTGAAATATGTATCACCATTAGTAATAATAAATGCTCTCTGCTGATCAGCTAACAATGATGATGCTGATGCACTTAAAGTCAGTGTACGTCTATCATTAGCAATAGCATTAATAATAACATCTGCACGCCCTTGAGTTATGCTTGCAGTTACATTGCCAGAGGGGCCATTGAATAAATTAAATGTTACTGTGCCTGTTACAGGCTGTGGAGCTGTCCACTTGAACATGTAGTCAGAGCCTCGAGCTACTTTAATCATTGTTTACCCCCCTTATTAGCTTTAGATATATCTGATGATTTTGCTTTAGTTAAATTAGCGGCTTGCATAAATGATTCTGTTACAGGGCTCCAACTATGTCTACAGTTATAGCCCCCGCCTGATGTCTTAACTGCTAAACCTTGTCCATTATTTAGCTTAGTCATCTGCTTTTCATCTACTACTAGATTAACTAAAGCCCTGCAAAAGTCTCTAGTGATACCATCTCTAGGCCCTGTATATAAATAATGATCAAGCTCAGCTACTGCAGATGCCATGGCAGTGAGCCCCCGCCCATATTGACTAATCTTAGTTTTAATCACTGTGAGCTGTCTGCCCTGTGATCTGTTCATTTGTAATTGAAGATTACTCATAACAGTATTAAGAGGCACATTAACCTCTAAGTCTCTTAAACTATCTCTTATGTTTTGCTTGATAGATGGCACTATTACGCCCTCAAATATATCCTCTATATTCTGGGCACTCAGCTCATCTACTGAGAGTGCTAGGCTACTTAAATCTAAATCAGGTTCAATAGCTGTTAGCACCTTATTAACTGATGTTTGTATTTTACTCTGTTGAGTAGTTAAATCATCTATAGCCTCACCTAAGCCACCTGCTATTAGCAAGTCTAAAAGCTCATCATCTGAGGCATTAATAATAGAGGCAGGGCCTGTGGCCTGCACAGCCTGCTCTATAGTGTCGAGTAGAGAAGCCATAGACTTTTTTAAGGCTTTCTCTATTTCTTGCTCTGCTGTTATCTCTGCTCTAATTTGATCACGCCTTGCTCTAATGAGTGTAGCCATGGTGGCAGATGATGCCTCTTGAGCTTGCTTAGATAAATCATCTATAGCACGCTTATCAGCATCCTCACTCATCAGGGTAATAGTAGGCTGTCCACATGAGCAATAGAGCACAGATCAAAACCTTAAGAGTGACAGCCTGTAAGAACATGGCCCAAAGTGCTATCGACTTTGTGGAAAGTGTTAATTTCCTCACCCCATACATAACGGCGGGTTTTGTCTAAAGAGTCATATTGACCTGCCACCATGTTAGAGAATTGAAGATTAAGAGCAGCTACAGGCATACCCTTAACGTTTCCTGACTTTTGAACTACTGCATCAGAGCCACGCAAGATGCCCATAAATAACTTAGTGCCATCCCAAATAGCAGATTCTGAGCTAGTAGCGCCAGGCACTGCAGTCTCTCTAAGAGCTTGCCCTACATAGATGTTAGGAATACCTAAAACATCACGTAAGCAGGTTAATACAGCCTCATCATTTAAGATCTTGTTACCACTTGCAACGCCATTAGGTGTAGCGCCAACTTGTAGATAACCACGAACCTCAGGATTTTTAGCAAGGGCTCTAAAGCATTGGCGACCTAGAATAAGAGTATCTGGGTTAATGCCATGTGCTGCTGAGAAGATTGTATCTTTAAGATCAAACAACTCACTTAGAGGCTCTGCACCTGCTGCATTAAATGTGCTAGATGCTGCAGAGTTATTAAAGTTGGCTGTATTGAAAAGCATATCTGCTAGACGCTTCTCACGATCAAGCTTAAGCACTCGGCTGACCTTGCGGGCAATGCGTGCCTCTTCAGAGCCAGGGTATTGACTATCGAAAATATCTTCCATAGCAATAGCATCGCTAGCAGAGTGAATCTTTGCTTTAAAGGTTTGGCTAGTACGATCAAAAGAGCCAATCATTGCACGAGATGCGCCAGGCGCTCGCTCGAGGTCAAGGCCTGCGCCTGCACCCATAAAGTTTCTAGTCTCTTCTACTAGAAGTGTACCACTGCGCTCTGAGATACTAATGCTCTCAAGTGCTTTATCAGCAATAAGCTGAGCATCGCTAGGGATAACCTCAGCTACAAGGCCTGTAAGGATTTGGTCTACAGGATGTAAATTTGAATATGATGATGCCATTTTTTAAGCTCCTTAAGCTTCTACTACTACAGGGCCTACAAACATAACCAAGATTTGATCATTGTCTGCTGCTGTAAATTGGTTAATGTTAGGAATCATGCGACAAACTGCAAAGTCACCGCTCGCCACAGTTTCTACTTTGCCAGTTGTACCTGTAACAGATTTTAATCTAGGGTCAGTTGAAGCTGTGATATTGCCACCTGCAATAGCTTTGCTTAATCCTGCTGTAACTACGTCAACAGCCTCACCTGCTGCTACTGCTCTCTGAGCAATACCAACGCAAGCTTTATCAGTGCCAACTTGTGTAATCTGTACTTTACCTGTAGCATCAAGTGATACTAAAGCAAACTCAGTGATGGCACCACCTGCAACAAAAGTTTGAATTGTTTGATTATTCATTATTTAACTCCATAAGCTTGATTGTAGTAATCAGCGTTATTTGTTCTAAATTGATTTAATGCTTCTGAGTAAGTGATGCCCTTTTCAGACTGTAGTTCCTCAATCTTAGCATTAAGAGTTTTAATACTAATCTCTTCACCACTTGCGCCATGGCCTACTTGATTAAAAGGGACAGAGCTATTAGCAGGGCGCTCACTAAACATCTGCCAAAATGCAGGCTCTGAGTCTTTAGCTTTCCAAGCTTTATTAGCTACGTTCTGCTCATTTGGAGTAATGCGCCCCTCACGTAGTAGAGTGCTTACTGCTTCTCTCATCTCTACAGCTTCTTTATCAGCAGTAAGCTTACTTACTTGCTCACGAAGTGCAGTAACCTCTGAAAGCATAACATTATAATTTTCGCTCATATTATAGCTCTTCTTTTCATCTTTAGACTCAGCCATCTTCTTAGCTTCATCCTCTTCATCTTTTTTAGATTCTGCCATTTTTTCAGCATCATCATCTTTAGACTCAGCCATTTTTTCAGCTTCATCCTCTGGCTTCTCTTCTGTGAGCTTAGCCTCAGAATCTGCTTTCATGTTTTTAATCACGTCTTGAAGCTCACGCACCATATCACGCAAGGCCTCATTAGATAGCTCTTCAATGTTATCCATCTCAGCTAGCTCCTCTGAAAGTGTTACCCTACTAATCTTATTGTTAGATTGTGCAGGGCGTGGGGTTAAAGTTATTGCTAATAGTTGTGCATTGCCTATTTTATCGCCACCATCTCGGGTGTAAACATCGCCCGCTATAAACTCAGGGCTTGACCAAAGCACACCACCTGCATTTTTTACAACCTCTAAGCCACGCTCATTATAAGCAGGAATAGCATAAAGGCCATCTTCTCTAAGCTCTACATCTACTATAAGACCTAGAGCATTACCTGATTCGGGGGGGGCAGGTGAGCCCCCACTAAATGGAGATGTTGCATGTTGCCAGTCAATAATAACAGGGTCTGCATCACGTCTAGATTTAAATACTCTCACTATCTCTGAGAGCATCTCTGTATCAATTTCTGAGCCTATGGCTGAGCCATTGAGCCTAGAGCTTACTTGACCTAAAGCCAAAGTCTTAAAGGGCTTACCAATAATGAGCCCATCAGGCACATCATAAGTAGGGGCAGGCTCTGCTAATTGCACAGCCTCACCATAGGCTCTAAGTGATTTAGTTTTCTCATCTGCAGTTTTCATCTGTTTAACTACTTTTCTAGCAAAGGCATAACCTGCATCACCGCCCCACCCATGCCAAGCTTGCCACCCTTTGCCCTGTATGTTCCACGTGGAACCTTTTTTATCTACTTCGTGTCTATCGAAATATGCAAGCATACGCTTAACAGTATCTGGGCTTAATGTTTTACCGTTAGCTAAGTCACGTGCTCGAGCTATGCCCACATCAGTCATGCCCCTTTGAGATGGGGGCTTGCTTGCTCTTACTTCTAATGCTCTCTTAGCATTATCTTGAGCGCCTTGAGGTGGTTTAAAGTCTATATGAGAGTATTTAGCAGGTGCTAATAATTCAGACTTTTTCTCTACCTTTTGAGGGTGCCCCTTGGGTAATAAGTCTAAGTCTGTGTTATATGCTTTTTTTCTCTCACCTGTGCCTACAAGTTTTAAGAAAGCTTTGACTCTAGCTAATGCCCATTGAGTTCTATTCATGCCAGGCCTATGAGATACAGAGAAAGCCCCCGCCCCACGTCTAAACACACTCTTAAGCATGCCCATATTAACCTGCTTACTCTTAGCATTGTATCTGTCATTATGCTTATCGAGCATGTTTTTAATGGCAGTCTCTGCCTTATCACTAATCTTTATGCCACCTCTTGAGCCTGATGCTGAGCCCTTAGGGTTTTTAGCACTGCCTTTAATTTGATCTTTTTTGGGTGCAGGTGTTTGGGCTTGAGTCTTAGCCATTGCGCTTGCTCCTAATGAGCTTTTCAGTGAAAGCACTTAGACTACTGCCACCCTTTGCAGAGGCTGTTCTCTCTTGTGCTGATCTGCTCGCCTCTTCTGGCAAGTCGCCTGCTCCTAGTCTCTCTCTAATAGCTCTCTCTAATTCATCATCAGGTGTTAAGATACCTGCTTGCACTAGCTGTGGTAACATGCCCATGCTCTCTGCTAGATCATCAGTATCAAGCCCAGTATGAGTGAGCTTAGGTAGCTTGCTTGCATCTATTGCGCCATAGTTCCATCTAATTAACCTGCCAATAGTACCACCGCCCCGCCTGTCTATGCCACTTATAGCAGAGGCCACTATATCACATAGGTTAATAGCAGCACGCCTAAAAATGCTTAGGTGTATCTCACCGACTGACCTTGCGCCAGTTTCAGTATTACCTAGATCAGCAAACTGAGCTAAGAAGCTAGCACTGATTTCTGCATTGCATTTAGTGATTATATCAAGCGGGCCTTGTGCATATAAATTGGGCTGTTCTGCATAGCTCTCAAACTTAACTACATTATTCTCTACTAGATAACTTTGCTCAGTAGCTAAGAATGCTTGAGCTTGAGCCTCTGCATCATCTATCATAACATTAACGTCTGCATCTGTGAGGCCTGCCATCTCTGCTTGAGATCTATCTACTACCACTTTAGGAGTAGGCACAGCCCATCTAT